GGTCAGGACCGTGCGCAGGTTCAGACGCTGGGCGTCGAGGCGTTCGCTGATGATGTCGATGGCGCTGCAATGGCCGTCGTCGATCAGCCATTGCAAGGCTTCGCGGGCATAGAACTCGGCGTCCATCTGCGTTTGTCGGGTCAATTTCACCCGGCGCAGTAGCCATAGCCGTGAGCCGATGCGGTCGTCGGCAACGGTGGGAAACGTGTCGCCCCACCAGCCGAAACGTTCGTCGTCGTCGAGGGCGTCGTCATCGGCGGCGCGGCGCCAGGTGAACAGGCTGATGAGCACAGCGCGCGTCAGTGCGGCGTGGAGGTTTTGGCTGATCAGCATCACTTGCCTCCTGCCGGCACGCCGGTCTGGCCGCTGCCGGCCTGTACGCCGACGTGCACATGTTTGATCTGGCTGATGCCACCGGCGAGCTGATCGCCAGTGGAAACGATCTTGCCGGTCTGATTGATCACCGGCGTATCGAAGTTCACCGCGCTGCTGGCGCGGATGTTCAGCGTGGCGGTTTCGATATCGATGATCCGCCCGCGCTTGAAATGAATCTTGTCGCCCTCGTCGGTGTAGATCGCCACTTCACCAGCGGCCAGCGCTTGCAGGCGATAGCGGCGGTCAGCGATGACCAGAGCGATGGCGTGGGAACGGTCGCCGCCGATGAAGGTGACGACACCTTCGGCACCGGCCAGTGGGTGGCTGGTGAAGCCGTAGGGTTCGAAATGCTCGAGGTCGTCGTTCACTTCGCCAGCGGTGAGGCGCATTTGCAGCGATTGCAGCTTGGATGCCGAATTGGCGAGCACGACAGTGCCGCGCGCCAGCAGGCGTGTCAGTAGGCTCATGGGGTGTCCTTCAAAGAGGCGGCCACGACGCGATCAACTGTAGGAGTGAGCCTGCTCGCGATGGCGGTGGGTCAGGCACTGTGATGTTGAGGCTGCCGACGCTATCGCGAGCAGGCTCACTCCTACAGGGTTCGGTGTCAGGCCGGGGATTTTTTCGGTGGCATTGGATTGGCGTCGAAGGTATGCGGCGGCGCCACTTGCAGCGTGGTCACCGAGCCTTGTGCCGACAACGAATAAGTGACCTTGGAGATCAGCATGTCGCCATCGAACCCAAGCACCGGATCCGTGACTTTGACCAGCGTGTTGTGCCGCCAAAGATCACCGTTGGCCTGGCGCCAGCCCTGCACCCGATACGTGGTGGTCTGCGCCCGCCCCATACGGGTGGCGCACTCCCACTGGGCGCGTTGCTGGGCCAGTTCGAACGTCAGCGCGGTGCCCTCGTTGATGATGGTGGTGCGTCGACGTTTGAAGCTCAGATCGGTCGCACTGGATTCAACCTCGCTGACCGCCGCCCCGCTCTTCTTGTCCGAACCTTTCTGCTGGCCGATCACCCGGTATTCGGAGAACACCTGGCTCTGATCCATGGGGGCGTTGGCCGACAGGATATTCTTGCCCAGCTCCAGCGCATCACTGGCCCGCCCACCGCTGCCGGGTTTGGCCAGCACCAGCCGGCCCTGCTCGTCATCGGTGGAAAACACCCGCAGCAACGAGAGCAAACGGTCGATCGACTGGAACACGGTTTCACCCGGCACGATGGTGTGCTTGGTCAGCCGCGCAGTCTCGGGAATTTCATTGACCACCATCAGCCCGTACTCCATCGCCAGCGCCTGCACGATGCTCAGCAGCGGTTGCTCCTGCCATTGATTCGGCTGGTTTCTGGCGGCGCAATCGACCAGATCCTGGGTCTTGGAACTGCCCTCGATGCTCAGGCTGATCTGGCGTCCGTCATAGCTGATCGGCGCCTTGAACACGTAGCCGGTGAGCACCAGGTCCTGGCCGATTTTCACTTCGCAGGGGTCACCCGGCTTGATCCGCTGGTCCACCGCCTGCCCCGGCCACTGCCAGGTGATGTCAAGTTTGAACGTGCGGAACTGGCGCTCCAGATCAGCGGTGATTTCCACGCTTTTCCAGCCGCCGTATTCCATGTTGTTGACGGTCAACGTGACGCGGTTATCCATCTCGTTCATGGCTCACTCCCTGGACACTTTCACGTCGTTGGGTGGCAGGTACAACGGGTTGGTCGCTCCGTTACGCTGGACCACTTCGGTGACCCGTGTCGCATCACTGAATTGTTTGTAAGCCACTACCAGTGCCGGCAAACTTTCCTGAAACGACTTGGTGACCAGACGCACCCCCGATGACGCTACGGCTTTGAGGTGCGCCACCAAAGCATCCTGCACGTCGCTGATAGCCTGATAGTGGGCTGGACCGGCTTTGTTTTTGGCCATTTGGAGCGCCTCGACCAAGTCCTTTTGAAGCGCCTGTAAATCGTCGGTAGCCGGCACTTCCTGTCGAGAAATCGGCTGCTTCGACTGCTGATCCAAGGAGGGGGTCGACAGCAACTTCACCGGTTTCGCCGCCACCGGCATTGAAGCGACCCATTGCGCCACTTTGACAATCAAAGTGTCCTGCACCAAATCGGCCATGGCTTGCGCCGCCGCGTTGGTGTCCTTGCCCGTGGTGATCTTCGGCGCATCAGCCTTGCGGATCGCTTCGAGTTGTTGGGACACGTCGGCAATCACGCCACGGTAGCCCTCCTTCGCGAACGCCTTGAGCTCCTTGATATCGCCGAGCAACCCCTTGAACTCCGCCGCCACTTCCTTGGGCAACTCCTTGACGGCTCTGACCAGTTCAGTGATTTCCTTGTATTGCGCGATCAGTGGTTTCAGCTGTTCCTTAATCACATCGAACACCCCGGTCAGGCTGTTTCGCAGATTGTTAATGCCAATCCGTGCCGCTTGAATCCGGACAATGACCTCTTCGAAACGCGACACTGCTGACCCCAACAGCGTGTCGGCCTTGGCCAGCAGCACTTTCTGTGTGCTGACGGTAGCGGTCGGAAACGGCAACGGCTGATCGGGATAAAACTTCAGGGTAAAGGTCACCAACCCGCCGTCCTGGCGGGTATGGGTCATGTCGCATTCACCGACCTTGACTTGCAGGCGCCCGAGCCACGGGTGCACCAGTTCACCACTGCCCGCTTCCAAAGCCTTGAGCAGCTTGTCGCGCTGCTCCAGGCAATCGGCGCCAATGATGAATGCGGTGACATCGTGAATCCTGGCCTGTTGGCCGAGATCTTCGAAGTACGGCAGGTCGCGCTGCGGATACTCGTGCAACTGACCTTTGCGACCGACCGGGGTTTTCGCCTGATCGATCCAGAAGCCGACACCACGAAAGGATGCCGGCAACAAACGGTCACGCCAGTTCATTGGAACCTCCTGCCGACAGCGAGCGATAGCCAATGCGCGAAGACAGCGCGAGGCCCGGTTGATTGCTTTGCGGTTGATCGGTTCGCAATCCGGCCGGCGCATTTTCGAAGCGCACGGTCAGGCCGCCTTCGAGTTGTGTGCGGTTGTTGATTGCGCTTTGTTGAATCAGTGCGCCGGAACTCTGTGGCAACGAACCACTTTGCAGTGCACCGTTACCCGCTGCTTGCGGCGTTGCTCCAAAGAACGCCGGCGCCAACTCCCCTTTGCCTTCGGCATTGGTCTGGCGTTGCGCTTCGGTGAAGGTTTCGACCTTGCCGGTAACCTTGGCGATCAGTCCGGCAAAGCCGCCGTCGAACAGCTCTTTGATCGGCGCAATCACGGTCTGCAGCTTTTGCCACAACTCGCCGAACCACTCGGTGATCGGCCCCCAGTTCTTGATGATCTGCCCCAACGGCGTCCATTCGAACATGTTGTGCAAAAACTCGAGTACCGGTGCGGCCAACGCTTGCACCACACCCCACAGCGCCGAAAACACTTCGCTGATCGGTTGCCAGTACATCGCGATCTGTTCCAGCGGCGACCATTCGAACAGGCTCTGGAAGAAGCTTTTGATCTGCTGCGCCGACGTTTGCAACGCGGCCCAGATCGGTTCGAAGAACGTGACGATGCTGCCCCAGTTGTTGACGATCATCCCCAGTGGGGAATAGTCGAACAACGTGCCGAAGAAGTCCTTGATGGCTTGCGCCGCCGGTTGCAGTGCCGTCCAGATCGAGGCAAAGAACCCGGTGATCGCCCCCCAGTTATTGATGATCAT